GATTGGTCGGAGAAAGTTATGAAGACTATAAGACTAGAAGGAATGTGATTAATAAAATGGTTAAACGTAGATTGAAATACGGTTATAATGTAATAGAGAAATAGTATGATTAAAAAGATTATTACAAATGATTATGTATATGATGGTAATGATAAAGATTTTCTATCTGATACATATACAAGACATTATACAATTAAAACATATTTTCTAGGAATATTAATATGGGATAGAAAGATGGATGAGAAAGTAAGAAGACTTGAAAAGGAAATTGGTAAATCTAAGATAGGATTTTAATATGTTTAAATGTAAATCAAATCCAATTGAAGTTAGTGTGGTTAAATTCACTGGAGATAATATTGGAGAATTAAATGCAATGCTTTATTATGAATGTGAAATTTTATTATATCAGGACGGAAAACCAGTGTTATTAAGAAATGCAGCACTTGCTGAAAATACATTAATTGGCCTTAATGATTATGTTGTTAAAAATGATTATAGAAAATTAGAAGTACTTAAGGAAGGGAAATTTAATAAACTTTATAAAAAAATACATTAATGGGATTTATAAAAGAATTTAAAACAGATCTTAGTTTTTGGGACCTACACCAGCAATTTAAAACAATAGAGCCGTTTAAATCATTATATAAGAAAGACAAATCTAAAGATAGGAAGGATAGCTCTACATTAATGTGGGGCTTAGCTTTTTATTATGATGAGGATTCATTGTATTACAATATGACTAAATCTGATAAAGAAATGGCTATAGGTAATGGGCACTTTGGATCTAAGAATTTTGATTGGAATAGTATAAAAGATTTAATGGATTCTTATGCATCTATTTATTTAACTCCAGGAAAGAGACAGCTCTTTGAATGGAATAGGTTAATGGATGAGAAGACTGAATTTATGAGTGGACAGACTTATAGCCAAACTAACTGGGAAATGTTAGAGAAGATGATGATATCTAATAAAGCCTTATATACTGAATATGAGAATATTAGAAAGAGATTGGCTGGAGAGAATGATACAGAAGGAGTTAAAGGTGGAGCCACAGAATCAGCAAGTGAAGTAGGATTAATTTAATATAAAAAACATGATATATTATATAGACACAGAGTTCATTGAAGGAGTTCAAAAGAAATTTATTGGAAAAACAAAACCTACTATTGATTTAATTAGTATTGGAATCATAAACGAAGACAACGGAGAGTATTATGCTATTTCAAAAGACTTTAATTTAAAAGAAGCATGGAATAGGTGGCAACAAAGAACTGGTGAAGGAGATAGAAATAATATTGAACCAAAATTGTATTGGATAAGGGATAATGTTTTAAAACCTATCTATAAAGAATTACATAACAAAGAATGTGCTTATTCAGGACAAGCACTTTATAGAGCTAATATTTATATTTCAGAACCAAAATATAAATTTACTTATCGTAATCTAAAAAAACTAATCAAAAAATACGGAAAGACAAATAGGCAAATATCCGAAGAAGTTAAAGTTTTTTGCACACAAGATAGTTTGTCTATTGAAAAAGCTAAATTCTATGAAGTTCAGCATAAACCCTGTGAATTTTATGGCTATTATTCCGATTATGATTGGGTTGTATTCTGTTGGTTATTTGGTAAGATGAATGATCTTCCTAATGGATTTCCTATGTATTGTAATGATCTTAAACAAGAATCTGATAGAATATATAATCTTAAAAAAGAAGAATATATTAAAGGAGGTGGTAGATACTTTATTAATAAAATGTCTAATCATCTTGAATACCCTAAACAAATCAATGAACATAATGCTTTATCCGATGCTAAATGGACCAAACAGTTACATGAATTTTTAATGAAAATATAATTTATGTGGATAAATAACGATCTCTTCTTAATTAAACAATCTGACATTCCCAAAGTACCAGTGGAACTATCTTTAGAAGCTAGAGATTGGTGGAAATATCAAAAGAAATGTTGCATAGAAGGAGTGACCTATGGCGGTAGATATATGCCAGGGACTCTATATTTCTATATAAACTTTTGGAACATCTTGCTTAATAAAGGTAAATCTAAAAATAAAGTAATTGAGAGACCTCAACTTAGAGATATTGAATGGGAATTACACTTAGCATGGATGGCAGCCAGAGGTGTATCGGGATTTGATAGTGTAGGACATGTTGACAATATCAATGAGAATGTATTAAAATATATGAAGTCTTCTAATATAGAATTAGGATGCCCAATATATGAAAACAACTCTAAAGATTTAATGATTCTCACAGCCAGAGAAACTGGAAAAAGTTATAATGCAAGTGAATTTATTGGACATGAGTGGTTGTTTAATGGAGTTAAAAGGTATGGAGATCAGGTTGGTACTGTAAACATTATTGTAGGAGCAGGAGCGTCTAGTTATTCTACATCTTTGCTTAAAAAAGTAAAACTCGGTATTGATGTTATAGCAACTTCTGGAATTAAATTTGGTAACAAATACTACCCACATCCATTTATGCAACAATATTCTGGTGGGTTCACTAAGGAAATTGAGGCTCAGTATGATAAAAAAACTGGTGGTACTTGGAATAAAATGGGTACTCACTCAACTATCAAAAATGTTTCCTATGGAGACAATCCATATGCTGGTCAAGGGACTCGTAACTCAGTAATGATTAAGGAAGAGATCGGTATGTTTAAAGGTCTTATAGCAGCTCAAGAAGCTGATATTGAGACTATGAAGAATGGATCATTTAAGTTTGGTAGTTGCTTCTATTTAGGCACTGGAGGCGATATGGGTGGAGGGACTTTAGATGCATACAAAATGTATTACAGTCCAGAAACATATGACTTATTACAATTTGAGGACATTTGGGAAAATAAAGGATCTATAGCAATGTTTCTTCCAGCAACAATGAGGCCTAATGAATTTAAAGACAAGAATGGTAATACTAATACTGAGCAATCTTTAGAGTACTTCACTAAAGAAAGAGATAGATTAAAGAACTCTAAGAATGGTGTAGCTGCATTGAACGCTCACATTCAATACAATCCATTAGTTCCATCAGAAATCTTTCTTAGAAGCACTGGCAGTCTATTTCCAATATCTGAATTAAAGGATCATTTATCAATGCTTGAGACTAATAAGAAATATCAAGACTCAGAGTTTGTATGTGATTTAATATTTAATGAAGACGGGATTGTGGAGCCTAGATTAAATCCTAATCTAAAAGCATTAAGGAAATTCCCATTAGACCAAAAAGATGATACTACTGGAGCTATAACAATATTTGAACACCCCAAAGAAGATGAGAATGGAGAAATTCAGTGGGGTAGATATATAGCAGGGATCGACCCCTATGACCAAAATCAAGCACTTAACTCTAGTTCTATAGGATCAATGCTAGTAATGGATAGATGGACTGAAACTATTGTATGTGAATATTCTGGTAGACCATCCATAGCTAGTCAGTTTTATGAGAATTGTAGAAAAGTTGCAATCTATTATAACTGTGCTGTATTATATGAAAATGAAAAAACTAATATCTTTCACTATTTTGAGACCAAAAATTCTATTAAATATATGATGAAACAACCTGATTATATTAAAGAAGTTATTCCAAATAGTTCAGTACAAAGGGGTTATGGTATGCACATGGTTGAAGCATTAAAATCTAGAGGAGAAGAATTAGCTAGAGATGAGATGCTTAAAGAATATCAAGAAGGTAAATTAAATCTAAGAAAATATAGATCAATACCCTTATTACAAGAAATGATAATGTATGAACGTGAAGGAAACTACGATAGAGTAGATGCTTTTGTAATATTAATGTTTGCAAAACAGGAGTTTAGGAAGATTAAAACCGAAGCATTTAATAGTCAAAATGATAAGACATATTCATTTTTTGATAGAAAAATATATAGTAGAAGATAATTAAGTTGTTTTTTTAAAAAAAATGTATTATATTTGCATAATAAAATAAAGAGATTATGAAACAGAAAATAAAGAAATATGAAAATGGAGGACCAGTTGATGGAGTTAAAAAACCAGTGGTTATCACAAAGAAAGATAAAAAAACTATATCTAATTCTCCAATTACTACAAATATAAATAAAAGTGAAAGCAGGGTTCCATTATTACTTCCTAGTGGTGCTCCAAATATTTATGTCAAACCAGAGGCTCCAGGAACTGGTAAGATGGGACTTGGATCATTTAGAAATAATATTCCATCTTCAGATAAACCAAAAATTAATTCTAGACAAAAAGTAAGTACTGGAAAGCCATCTTTTACGATGAATAAAACAAGGAAAAGAACTGGTGGAGCAACTGGAAACTCAAAGACATGTACTGGTACTAAATGCATTTTAGACTAACATATTATGGATAATATAAGTTTTATGCCCAAACAGAATGTTAGTGAGGCTGAAAAAAATACTAATGATAAAGAATGGTACAAGGAATGTTGTAACGCTGCTGTATCATTGATTTCAACCACTAATAATTCTAGAAGAAGCACAAGAAAGAATAAACTTATTAATTATGACTTATACAATGGAAGATTAAATAAAAAGGATTTAAAATATGTTATCAATCCATTTGGCTTAGAAGAAGAAGATACTCCAGCAGAGCTTAGGCATTACGATAAAGTATCTTCCATCTTCAACGTTTTAATTGGAGAAGAAGCAAAAAAGCCTTTTAATTTTGTTATAAGAGCCATAAATGAAGAAGCTGTTTCCAACAGAGAGAAAGCTATTAAAGATAAGTTTGTCCAATTTATGAAAGATGAGTTAGAAAGATATCAATCTCAAAATGCTCAAAATGCTCAACAAGGCCAAGATCCTCAACAAGATCCTGAATTTGAAAAGAAATATAAACAGTTTGAATATGAAATGACTTATGAATTTCAAGATATTACTGAATTATTTGCAACTAGAGTTCTTAATTATTTAAGAAGAATTTTAGATGTAGATAAAACTTTATTGCTTGGATTTGAAGATGCATTAATTTCATCTGAAGAATTATACAGAATTGATATCATACAAAATCAACCTCATTTAAAAAGAGTTAACCCAATAGAAACATATTTTCTATTACCACACAACTGTATAGATGTTGATGAAGCAGAGACTATCATAGAAGAAACCTGGATGACTAATAGTCAAATAATAGAAACATTCTATGACGAATTAACTGAAGATCAAATTACATTCCTTGAAGGAGGTTCTGGTATTTCATCTGAAGATGGATTAGGATATTATAGTCAATTTCCAATGATGATGAATGATGCAACTGATGCAATATTTGTCCCAGAGGAAGCTCAAACCTATGAGAATTTAACCTCAATGGTTGACTCAAGGGGCAATAGAAGAGTGCTTAGAGTTGTATGGAAGTCTAAAACAGAGGTATATGTAGTTACTACTGAAGATGAAGAAGGTAGCGAGATCACTGAAGTATATAGCAAAGATTATAAACCAAGTAAAGGTGAAAATGCAAAAAAGATTTGGATTAATGAATACAGAGAATGTACTAAAATTAGTTCAGATATTTATATTCACATGCAACCATGTAGAGTTCAAAGAAGAAGTATTAGCAATATAGCTAAATGCAAATCTCCATATGTAGGTTCTATTTATTCTAATGGAATAGTTAGAGCTGTAAGCTTAATGGATCGCTTAAAAGCATATCAATATCTTTATGATATTATGATGTATAGAACTGAATTGCTTTTAGCTAAGTCGTATGGTAAAATAATGGAATTTGACTTAGCAGCTGTCCCTAAATCATTGGGATTTGATATTGATAAATGGCTTTACTATTTAACCAATATGGGAATATCCTTTAATAATTCTAGAGAAGAAGATCAAAAAGGTGTTGCTATGCGTCTAATGGCTGGTGGGCAAACTGCTACCAGAGAGATTAATCTTGAGCAAGGACCATCTATAAATCAACACATT